TGTGCCGCCAACGCCGTCACCGCGTACGTGGATGTGGATTACTACGTCACCAAAGATCGCATGTTTGCGTCAACCGGTGTCAAGGCAATCTACACCATCATCCCCGATCGCGTTGCTGGCCAAGGGCCGGACTCGTATTGGTACATCGATGGTCGTGGTATCTACCACGAGGAGATCTGTGGTGGTGCAACCTACGCACACCCTGTTTGGAACTATGGCAACGATATCGTGATGGCTGAGAATTGGCTGTCATGCACCCTGTATGATTTACACCTTGTGCCGGGTCCCGCCAACCGCGCGGTCGTTATCGCTTGCCCCTCATATACTGTCTGGCTCCCCCCATTTCTCATGCGTCGGTTCTTCAACTATCCGACCATGCAGCGGGTCCCCGTATCTGTCTCACGCACGGGTGCTGTCGCACTCACGGTCGCACGCGACCGTGAGGTGCACATTAGCATCCGTCGCAGTGAGGCGTCAGGACACAGCGTCACAATTCCTCTGCCGATTTACTCAGCAGTGCGCGACCATGTGCTTTCGACGAAGGTCCCAGGAGTTGCCGGCATTAACAACGTTCTCGAACGTTGTGGCAAGAATCTGCCTGTTGAGGATGTGTATGCGCTTGCGGCGTACCTCCAGGCACCAGCGGAGCTGACGGAACCGGTGAATTACACCCGGTCTGTTGACTCTGATAACCCGGGCAAAGCCTTTGCTACGCTCGCCGCTGAGCCAATTGTACCACCGGCTGCGGCAGCAACGATGCACGACGCTAACACTGATGCGTCGGTGCAGAAGCGCGTACTTGACGTCCGCAATACCGTGAAACCCCCCCAGGAGTATTACGGTTACGCGAACGAATTTAACGCGTTCCTGTTTCCACCGGGTACCCCACTTCTGATTCCGATGACACGCGAGGAGGCGATTCTGAGGCTTGCAAAGACCTCTGATAAGTTCTCCGCCTACCTACGCAACGAGTCGGCAATTAAATCAGACAAGCTCGAGGATGTGCAAGCATTCTTGAAGCGTGAGGTTACCCCGGGTGCAGCGGCTAAGGGCCAGCCGTCCCGCCTCATTTTCCCCGTCGAGCACGAGACGCTGATTCGCACCATGCGTTTCATCGGGCCGATGAAGGATTATGAACTCAACAACATGCGGCATGGTGTTGGGTTCTCCTGTGTCGGGTTAACACCCACCGAGATAGGTGAGCGGGTCCAGGCGTTCGCGCGTGGCGTCTCAAGTATTGACCAAACTGATTTCTCAAAGATGGATGGCACCCATTCGGAGTTCACGAACAGTAATTATCTGTACGTGTACCGGTGCGCATTTGAGAAGCGGCATCACAAGGACATACGTGAGGCGTTCGCACGTAACTACAACCGCAAGGTTGCGTTACCGCGGACGGAGCTCGGGCGGCCAAAACGCAAGAAGTTCAATTCAGAGCAGATGAACATGAGCGGGAAAGGCGATACCACCAACCAGAACCACTGGCCCAACGGCTTCGTGGACTACTGCGCGTTGCGCAATGGTGGTGTCGCACCTGCTGAAGCTTATAAGCGCATCGGTCCGAAATTCGGTGACGATGGTCTTGGCGATGGTGCCTTTGACCGTGTCACAGTAGCGAAGGCCCTTGGCTTTACGGTGACGTCGGACGTCGTCCCATCAACCTCACCGGTTAGCTTCCTGTCGCGCATATTTCCAGTCCCGCGCGACTCACCCATGTCCATCGTTGAACCATTGCGCGCACTCTCCAAGATTCCTGTGAGCACTACAACTAAGGGTAAAGCGTTTTTGACGACTGATCTCGCGAATCGGGTCGCTGGCTATTTAGCCAGTGACCATGAGACGCCACTTGTCGCCGACTATTGCAACGCCCTTACACGGATCTATGGACTGCGACCTGATTTGGCCAACATTGATCGGGATATGGCTTACCGCATTGAATCCGGTTCCTATCCATACGACGCACAATTCGAAGGGGAATGTGTTGTCGTGATCGCACAGCGTTTGGGAGTGACCGCAACCGAAGTCTACCTCGCAATCAAGGAGCTTCGGGCTGCCAAACGCAAAGAAGACCTGGTTAAGATACGCCTCGTAGAGGCCACCAGGCTCGCTACTGGTCTGCTCGCTGTGGGCGAGCCGGACCAGCGCGACCCCTAGTCGTGATTGTGGCAGGCAACCCGTTTGGTGGTTGGTTGGCCTCAATACATGAAATGGTTAAGAACAATAAGAAGCAGCCCCCTCAGCGCAAGGTTCCGCGGCCTGGTCGCGCGACTACGACTGGCCCTAAGGGGCAGAAAGTCACTGGTCGTGTCGCACGTCCTCGCGGCGGTGGTGCCATTCCTCGTTCGCTTGCTGTTACCATAAAGCACGGCCTGGATGCGTTCCACCCTACGCACATCCCCCTACCTACGAGCGTCGCTCCTTACCACGTGATTCGCACTACAAAGCGGTTCGTCACTAACAACAAGGCTTTCATTTTCGGAACAACTCACGTCAATAACACCACCGCTGGTGTCAGACGCGATTGGACCAACCAAGTTGGATGGACCTCTGCCGCAGATACCACCGCGGTTAATGCGTCTATCACGACGATGCTCATGCCCCTCGCGAGCACATTTGGGGAACATGCCACGGAGTGCACACCCGCAGCTTTCTCAGTGCGGGTGCGGTGCACCGACCCGCTGCTCTCCGCCTCGGGGACTACCTACATCGGTCGCTACAAGTCGGTGATCGATGGCCCCGGGACGGGTGATATCCGAACGTTCGCTGATCTTTTCGATTCGTCCATCAGTTACGCGCCATACTACTCGGCCACTAATTCCCACCTCGCCACGTCACCCAAGCAGATCAATTTGCTGCCCGGGAACGTGACGGACCTCAATGACTTTTCTCCGATTGTTACCAGCTCGACTGCGTTCTGGGCCAACTCCGCTTCGAACACTTTCGCGGGGTTTTGCCCCGGCTACATTTGGAACCCGTCGGGTGCCAATCTGGAAATTGAGGTTGCCGTCGAATGGCGTGTCCGCGTCGATCCGTACAACCCCCTCGCTGCGTCCGGTGTGCATCATGCACCGACGCCGCCTGGGGTGTGGCACGCGATTACGTCGGCCGCGCAATCGGCTGGCCACGGCGTCGAAGACGTCGTGGCTGCAGGTGCCGGGATGGCTGTTGCGCAGATGGGCGGGTTCGAGGGCATCATGTCCGCCCTTGGAACGTTCGCCGCGGGTGCTCTGCCATCATTGGAGACACTCGCGCCACTACTGCTCCTGTAAACCATTTCTGTGAGGAACGGGATTCAACAAACATGCCGCCTTTCGTGCGCTTCCCGCGCGCATTTCTAGCGCTGGAGATCAGCCGTGCCGTCGAGAACGACGGTATGGATCTGACGTTGCCGCGTGGCTACGTCGACCATGCGTCGGCCCGGAACCGGTGGACCCATCCACTCCTGCCGGACCTTACCGTCGCACGATGTACCTACCGTGGTGACGACACTGAAGTGCCTGCTGTCTACTCCCTCCGCTCCGGGAGTGGTCAGTACTATGTCACTGTTGTTTTGCCGTAAGCCCACATCACGCATGTAC